GCAGGTCAAGCTGGGAAACACACCATCGGCGATCACGGTCGATAACAGCAGCTTCAAGTCTGTAGACCAAGCGGAGAAAAAGATCGTTGTGCTGTTCGGCACGAGGCTGGCCAATGCTGTTGTTACCGCTGTGCAGCGAGCACTCATTGCGACGATTGAGGCATCAACTGACAGGCGCACAGGGGCGCTTGCCAATTTGGCGAATTGGGAATGGATATTGGTGCCCGGCGAAGGTCAGGCCCGGCGTGTTGATCCATTCAGCATTGATAGTATGGGACTCAAAGACCGACTGATTTTAAGACCGTTTAATGTTATCAAAACGACATCAAAGGGTCCGGTCAATTACGCCACCGCAGTCAACCAGAACGTTGCTGGCGGGCGGCGTAGCTTTAACTTCAAGGTGGCCAAGAAGGCGAAAGCCCGCAAGGTTCGTGCTAATACCGGCAAGGGATTTTTCGGCGCTACGGCTGAACTGCTGCGCCGCGATTCCAGCATCCGTCAGTCGTTTTCTGTTTATGCGGGATTCACTCATCGGTTTACGGCTCCGAATGAAAAAGCGCGAGCTGGTAAGGGCGGGCCGCTGCAGACCGGTCAAATCGTATTGCGCCCAAAAAAGAGAGGTAAAAGCTAATGGCTGAAGCGCGTGAGTTACTGATTAAGCTGACCGTTGATGCGGCTCAAGCAGATAAGAGACTGAAAGACGTTCAGGAGTCAGTCAAAGGTCTGGACAAATCCATGCAGGGCGCGTCCAAATCAACGCGCTCCACAGAGGCTGCGCTGACGACGCTGCCCGCCAAGCTCGCCGAGGTCAAGGCGCGCATGGAGGAGTTGCGCCGCGCCGGCCAGACCGGTGGCGCGCAATGGCAAGTGCTGTCGGCGGAGATGCGCCGGCTCACCGATGAGAACAACAAGGTAAGCGCATCGCTGCGCGGAAGCGCAGAGGGTTTCCGCAACGTGCGCGGCGCGGTGCAGAACGCGTCTTATCAGGTAACTGACTTTTTCGTGCAGATCTCCAGCGGCACTTCGGCCACGCGCGCGTTGACGCAGCAGTTGCCGCAGTTGCTTGGCGGCTTCGGTGCAGTCGGCGCCGCAATGGGCCTGATATCGGTGTTCGCAGCGCCCGCTGTGGTGTCCGCGTTTCAGAAGATATATCCGCCGGTAAAGTCGCTTAAGGAAGCGATGGCGGACGCAGAGAAGTCCACTTTCGATCTCAACGCTTCGTTTACTAAGGTCAACTTTACGCCGGTGATCACGGCGTTTAACGAGGGTGATGCGGCAATGCGCCGCAATATCCTCACGATGATCGACGCCGAGTTGCATTTGAAGGAGCTCACGCTCTCGACGCTGGAGCTGGCCCGAACTAATGCTGTGCTCGACGGCGTGGGCGTGGGCTTCTTCGACAAGCTGTCGGCCATCAAAGCCACTGGTTTGGGTCTGGCGGATAACTTTGAAGCGATGCAGAAAAAGCTCGGCCTCAGTGCCGCGCAGGCCGCCACAGTAGCGACGCAGCTGAAGTTTGCGGACTCCGCTGGCGAGTTGACTGTCCAACGCGCTGCAGCGCTGCAAAAAGTGCTGGCCAAAGGTAACGCCGAGGCGAAGGCGCTAGGTATTGAATACTTCAAAGCTGCGTTTGCAGCCGCGCGGCTGAAGACCGAGACCGGCGAGCTGGCCAAGCTGCAAGAGAGGGCCGCTGCCGCTTTGAAGAGCGGCGGCAAAATACAGACGCCCGTCGATCTGAAGAAGGCCACATCCGAGCTTGAGAAGTTCGATAAGATGCTGGCCGATATCGACACGGCCACTGACAATCTGGTGAGCGGTGAGGACGGCCTATCTAAGCTGGACGACATCAACAACAAGATCGCCAATGGCGTGTTGAAACTGAACGAGCAGCAGCGCGATCAGATACGTAACGCAGCCGCGCTGTATGACGAGACCAAGCGCTACATCGACCTGCGCAAGGAAGCGTGGTCGTTCGTTGGCAAGTCTGAGGATGACGAAGCGAAAAAGCGTTCAGATGCAATTGTAAGCGAGACCAACGCCATGCGCGCTCAGATTGAAGCGCTGGAGGACGCGGCAAACCCCATGCGGGTTTACATGCGAGGGCAGGCGGATCTTTACACTCTTTGGAGAACAGGCTGGCTCTCTGCTGATGGATTGGCCGCAGGCATGGCCCGTCTTGACGATGCACTGACCAAATCTTCTGAGTCGCTGGCAGGTATACAAAAGCCAGCGCAAGAGTCCGGCGACCTGATGGAAAGACTGAAGGACTCCATCGACGGTTACGCCAAAGACATGGCCGGAGCGTTTGTGAAGGCAATCGCTGCGGGGGAGGGGTTCAAAGAGACATTCAAAAACATCACGGCGTCGTTCTTGCAAAACATCGCCCAGATGATTCTGCAGGTCAAGGTTATTGAGCCGATGTTGAAAAGCCTGAAGGCATCAATGAACGCTACTGGTGCTGCTGGCGGTGGCGGTTTTTGGAGCAGCGTGCTCGGCGGCTTGAGCGGCTTGTTCGGCAGTGCGCATGGCAATGCTTTTGCTGGCGCCACGGGCTTACCGCATGGCGTCTACAATCAGCCTACCTTCTTCAATATGCCTGGCAACGGCCCGCTGCAGAAGTTTGCCCGTGGTGGCGTTCTGGGCGAGGCTGGGCCGGAAGCCATCCTGCCGCTGCGCCGTGGTGCAGGTGGTAAGCTTGGCGTTGATGCGGCTCCTGTCAACGTAAACGTCATCAACAATGCTGGTGTGAATGTGGGCGTGGAAAAGGACGGCAACGATATCAACATCACTATTGAGCGCGTGCGTAACGCCTTGACCCGCGACATTCGCGCTGGCGGTAATGCCTTTGCCGGTGCGCTGCAGAACACCTACGGCTTGAACAGGGCAAACGCATGACCACCGCCAAGCTGCGCCGCGTATTTGCTTCGGCTCCGGCCGAGGAAGTCATCATTGAGACTTTGCAGCTATCGCACAGCAGGTTTTCAAAGACTTGGTATTTGTCCAGCAACGTGTCGGCGTTCGATGCCAAGCTGGAGTCTGGGGCGGATGCGCACTTTCAGCCACTGCCGTTCACGGTAAAGCTGCCGGCCAGCGACGCGCAGGGCGGGCAACTGCTGGACATCAGTATAGCCAATGCCGGTCAGGAGATGGTTGACGAGATTGAGGCCGCGGCAGCGGCTCCCAATGAGCGCATCGAGGTGATCTATCGGGTCTACCTGCAGTCAGATAAGACCATGCCGCAGAATTTGCCGCTGAAGCTGTCGCTGGACGCCGTGGCCATGACTGACGAGGCCATACGCGCAACAGCTGGTCGCTCGGACGTGCTGAACTTCAAGTTTCCGTCAGCGGTTTATACTTCGGACAAGTTCCCAGGACTCGACCGTTGACCGACATAAACAAATACATCGGCACGCCATTCCTGCTAGGAGGACGCGACTTGGCCGGCATCGACTGCTGGGGCTTGGTCATGGCGGTCTACCGCGACATGGGGCGCGAGGTGCCGGACTTCGATACCGAGTTCATGAGCCGACCAGACATCCTGCGCAAGATCCGCGACGGCGAGGCCATCGTTGCTGATGAGATACCGCAGCCGGAGCAATGGTGCGTCGTGTCTGACTCCGTAAAGGGCCATGTCGGCATCTGGGTCAATGGTTGCGTTCTACACGCTGCAAAGGGCTGGGGCGTGGTAATGCAACCGTGGGACCAGTTCAGGCAAATCTATTACAAATCAAGGTTCTACCGATGCCACGCATAATCGTAGCGCCCAGCGCACTTAATCCGGCGATCCGGCACGTCCACGAGTTCCAAGGCGACGCCGAGGCGTTCGTCCGCTCACGCTACCCCAACGTCAAGAATTGGCGCGTGCAGACGGACGGCACAGACTACTACGCTGTGGGCGTGCCGGCTGACCCGGTTACTATTCTTGGAGTCACGATTAACCTGTGGGCGGTTGCTGCTTCTGTTGCCTTGTCGTTTATTTCCGCCAAGCTGCTGGCCAAGAAACCACCGCCCGGCACGACGCGCTCGACCGACGCCGCATCGCCCACTTACAGCATCGGCTCGCTGCAGAATCAGGCGCGGCTGGGCGCTGCTATCCCGGTAGTTTATGGCGAGGTGACGATGCTGCCGGACTACGCCGCACAGCCCTATGTTGAATATGTAAACAATGAGCAGTATCTGCGCGCGATTTATTGCGTCGGACACGGCGAAGTTGATGTGCCGAAAATGTTTGCAGGCGAAACTGACGTGGACGCTATGGACCCCAATGTGATTATGTGGCGCGTGTTCAATCCCGCAGACCATGCTTCAGTGTTCGGAGCCATCGCTACGGCTACCGGCGTCGAAGAAAATATTTTCACAAACTCAGAGGTCGCCGATCAAACTCTGGAAGGTGGCACTAATACTGGCGCAATTACTCCGGCCGATTGGTCATGGCACTTAATCCCAAGAACTGTCGGTGTTCATCCAATATATCCAGAAAAAGACGAGTTGAAGGTTTTGCCGAAACCAGCGATGGGCACCATGATTGCAGTAAGGGTGCTTACTGGTTATGATCGTGATGGAGTCGAAATTTACGTAGTGATGAATGCTGTCGCTCAACCAGACTTGCTGGGCGAAATAATACCAGATCCAAAACCCGCCATTGTGACTTACCCTATTGGACCTTTTGAAATGTGCAAGCCGGGTCAGGTCGGGACGGAAGCGTCGGTTGACGTTGTTTTCGCTGGAGGTCTGTATTCGCAGAATCAAGCAACCGGAGCGATACAGGGCGCATCCGCTGCCGTTCGTTTTACCTTTTACCCAATAGACGCAAAAGGCGCGTCAACTGGCGCAGCAATAACGCACGATCACACTTTTTCAGCGGCAACGAATACGCCGCAGAGATACACGCTCAAATACGCGCTCCCACTTGGGCGATACCGTTGCAAGGCCGAAAGGGTTACTCAGGCATCAGGCGCAGCAAATATTGTCGATCAGGCGACGTGGACCGGCCTAAAATTCAAACTATCCGCGCCGACGCGCCCAGTTTACGGCGACGTGACGCTGGTTGCGGCAACCATCAAGGCCACCAACGGTATCTCCAGCGACGCTGCCGGCAAGGTGCGCTTACGCTGCCGCAGGTATCTGGCCGCACTGGATAGCACCGCTGCCGCCTTCAGCGCAAACCCGGCTGACGTGCTGGTTGACGTGCTGACGGCTAAATACGGCGGCAGGCGGCCCATGACAGCGGATGAGCTGGATGTTGACGAGATACGCCGCAGCCGCACCAAGTGGGCGAGGCATAACGGGTTTAACGCCGTGTTCGACAAGATGACAACGGTATGGGACGCCATGGCCTCGGCCCTGCAGCCTGTCGCCGCTGTGCCACTGCCGCAGGGCAACCGCATCAGCATTGCGCACGATAGCGTCAAGGACTTCCGCGCTGCGCTTTTCACAGACGACAACATCGTTGCCGGCTCGCTGCAGATCAATTACGAGTTCGACAAGATAGGCGACCCAGAAGCCACTCGCGTGGAGTATCGGTCAAAGGAATGGTTCGACGCTGAGTTTGTAACAATCCCCGCAGACCGCGAGGACTTTGACTCGATCAACCTCTTTGGCTGCACGGACAAGACGGTAGCCCAGCAGCACGCCATACTGACCAACAACCGCCGCCGCCTTCGCCGCAAGACTATCCAGTTCGAGACCGAGCTTGACGGGGCGCTGGTGATGCACGGTCAGCGTATCGGTGTAGCGCACAGCACGCCGCGCTGGGGCCAGTCTGCTGCCGTGGTATCGCGTCACGGCGATGTGCTGACAATGAACGCCATCATCGACTGGTCAATACCTAACCTGACAATGCTGATCAGGGACGTGGAAGGCTACCCGCATCAGGTCGTCGGCATAACGCAAGGCGCAACGCCAAAGCATGTCGTGATGCCCGCTGCGCCCACGTTCATTATCCCGACCATAGACAACGGATACGAAGGTGCGGTTGCCGCTTTTGGCGAGCGCAACCATGAGGTCAAGGACTGGATTGTTCTATCAATGGAACCGACTGGTGAGTTCCGCATCCGTATCAGCGCAGCAGAATACCGGCCTGACGTTTATGTGAACGCCATGCCCCATCAACTTATCGACTCCACGGTGACACCATGACCAACTGGC